TTGGCCTCCACCTTGTCCACCACCGACACCGGGAGATTGGCCTCCACCTTGTCCACCACCGACACCGGGAGATTGGCCTCCACCTTGTCCACCACCGACACCGGGAGATTGGCCTCCACCGCCGCCAGCGCCGCCCACCTGACCGCCTAACATAGAAAATAGGATAGTACCAGCCTCAAACTTAATTATATCACTCTTTATATTAATCTGTTTTCCTGAAAGATTAATATCTCCATTTCCTTTAGTATTTTCAATTTTTATTTGCTCTTGTTGTTGTGTGATTTGTTCACGAGTACCAGAACCAATTCCCTGTGCTTTACGTAAATCAGAATCAGTATAATGTTTTTGACCGTATTTCTTCTGGCGTTCTAATTCGTTTTCACCTACATTTAGAGCAGTTGGTGCCACTGTCTTATAAAGAGCATAACCTGCTGCAGCAGCAATTGCTGCAGGAAGTGCAGCAACTATTGCACCTCCAATACCACTTAATGCAGTACCAATACCTGCAGCGGCAGTAGTGGCAGCGGCAGCAAGACCTCCAGTCATTCCAGCTAAAAGTGTTGGTCCAAGTTTACTTAATTCACTTAATAATGGAGATAACTCATCTTTCTTTACCTGCATTGGTTTAGAATTATCATTACCTGCTGTTGGACTACCACCGGCAGCAGTTTTATTATAATCCATCTTATCAAAGTAATCAGACATTGTTTCTAATAATTGATTTGATTTATCAACACTATTAACAATGGAAGATGATACTGATACCAGTTTATTTAAATTTTGATTTGATAAAGATGCTTGTTTAACACCTTCAGATATATTTTTATTAAGAATACCAAAAGATGATCCCATCTGTTGGTTCATCTGATTGATAGCTACAATAACTGATTCTGTTTTAATTTGTTTTGGTGTTTGCATTTCATAATTTTGGGAATTTAAAATGTTTCCGGTTACAGCAGACAAGATACTTCCTATACTTGAACTGTAACCACCATTGTTTTGACCACCAGATAATGCACCCGAAATAACTCCAGAACCAAATACTTCTTGGGCACCACCTCTAAGTGCATTAGTTGCCATACCTGAAATAACACTACCGGCCATTTTTAATACAGAAGAACCACCACCAGATTTTGGTGTTGGAATTACTGGATCTGATGATGGGGTTGTTGATTCTTCTGCCATTTTTTACCTTTATACGTCTGCGCCTGTAGTATTTACAGGCGCTCCATTATCTACTGCTGGTGTTGTGCTTACACTATTAGTAGGTGTAGTTGTTGTTGTTGTAGGTTGCTGTGCGCTTTGTGTTAGTGTATTAAAATGATTTTCCATTACCTTTAATGAACCTTGCATATGATTAAAACTTGCTTGTCCATTTGCTGCGGCACCGGGAATATTACTAAATGCTTGCTGTAACATATTACTAATTATTGAAAGTACTGGTTGTATTTTTAGTAATGCTGCAGGTGTTAATTGGGTTGATACAGATACTGGTAAAGTCGAGGCATTAGTTGTAATTGATTTAACAATATTATTTATTGAAAGTGTCAAGTTTGTGGAGTTAACCAAGCTCGCAAACATTGATGGAAGATTACCATTACCTGAAGCCATAGATACTGCATCAGTGATATTTTTTAATCCTGTGATACCTTTTAATGCTCCTTGAATTGAACCCGATAGATTATTCGGATCGACTTGAGCAATCAAATTGAGTATCTTTTGACCGGGAGCAAACGGCATACCTCCAATACTAGGAACAGTTGGAAATTTAGCGATCTTAAAAGGTAATGCAGCGTTTAATATAGAAATTGCATTTAATGCTTCACTAACATGACAATTTTGTAAGATTGTATTAAAATCTTTACCCATATTAGTTTCATTAGGTGCACCTGTTTTTTGTACACCACGAGCATTATGTGCCACATCATTTTGTAGACTTGGACTGGAATTGGCCTGTTGCCCATAACTAGAATATGGATTTGGTTGGTTTGATTGTTGAGTGTTTTTTTCAATTTGTGCTCTAGGAATAGTACCAGTAAATACTGGAATAGTCTGTTGGGCATCTGCCCATTCACCTGAAACAGTAGATCCGACCATAACACCAGTTGGTGAAGTTCCAATATGGTTGATTGATGCTGAGTTAATTGACGCTTTAGGACCAGCCCAAGGTAATTGATTATCAGGAATGTTTACTTTGTCATCATGAACACCAAAAATTCTGACTTGTATTGCACCACCTTTTAATGGATCATCGCGTGAAACTACTACGCCTGTCCAATTTCCATATGTTCCAATTGATGAGCCGAATGTACCAGTCATATTATTTCCCTTGACAGTTTATACTAAATATAATATCATACTTTATTATTTATTTAAAAAATAGAGGATTATTATGGACGACTACCGAATTTATGCAACTTCAACTGTTAATCTTGGAATTTATTGGTGTGCAGTTCTTTTATCTAAAGATCATATTGAAGATGAGTGGGAAAATGAGACGCTGGCTATCTTTCATTATGATAGATTAAGTGCGGTAGAAGAAGCCATAAAATGGGCGGATGAACAAGAAATTGAATATGTTGAAAGGTATTAGACGTTATTAGTACCAGATGTAGCACATTGTGTATTTGCTAAGTCAAGTATGCACGTGTACTGTGGTTTATGATCTGATGTTAATATAATATGTCTAAGGTCGGTAATTAACCAGTTTCCAGTTAACACTGGATCTAGATAGGAATTACCAGTAGAACCATCAACTTGCATCATTTGTAATGTAATCACATCACCAGCTTTGATTGTTGAATCTCCAAAGATTCTCACAGTCATTTTTAGTTGGTCAAGGTTGGCAACGAATGCTTTCTGATTATTTAAAAAATCTGCGATAAAATCTGGTGGTTTACGAGAATCGGTAGGAATATGTATAGATTGACCAGCAGATTTAGCAAACTGAGCAATGAAGTTTGCTGAGTTTGTTATTATATTCATGGCGGCTGGCTGTAACAAATTATTAACAAAGTTCATATTCTTCACGTCCATCGTTTTTGTTACAGACGCGAATGCACCACTACCAATTTTACTTGGTGTATTAAATTGTTCAGGTAGATTATAGCCAATTAGATTCCTAAAAATTACACGGTATATTGAATCTGCTGTGATGGAATTATTGGTGTATGTTGCCACGGAAGTACCCTTCAACATACCTTCCAGTGTCTTGAAATTAAACCCTGCCTGATTTTCAAAGAAAACAAATGATGATGATTTGTTTGTTGAAGATGCAGAGCGTTTAACCAAGTCATGAATAGCTTCAAATGGTTTTTTATTTTGTACAATATATTGTTGAATACCCATTGTCGCTTCGGTAATCACTTTTTTTGATGATTTAAGGAAGGTTGATACAATATCCGTTATCATATTATGAATATTGGTATTATATGATTTTTGAATCAGTGTTGATTTATGTGTGTTAACTTCAGTAGCAACACATTCTAGGTTGTATTCTTTTGTTTTTTGATTAGTGGTAGGACTTGCGTCCTTCATAGATGCTACAGAGAATGTATATGTTGGTCCTGCAAGAGATGGTGTATTGAAAGATATTGTTACAGTTTCTTCACCAATGAGTGGCAGAACCGCAGCAAAGTTTTTATCTTCCATAATAGTAATATTTGCATTAACTCCAGGTATCACAGTCGATTCGTATATGCTTATTTGTTGATACAGTTGAGATAGATCAACAGAACCTTTAGGAGATGTTAAAAATATACTATTGAGACTCACGTCTCCTGGCATCATCATCATTTTACGAATCCATGTTCATAAGATTGTTATAAGCGGTAAAAGCATATACAGCATCCAAGAGGTGGACTGCTTGTTTAGTGGCATTTTCTTCATCTAATAAATCATACACATAAGCAGCTTCATAATAAACTATTTGATCTGCTGGAATAACTTGGCTTAGAAGTGTAGCATATGAAAAGGAAACGACAGCACCATTTGATGCAACATTACTAAAATCTGATCGTAATTGTACGTATTGAGCATTGGTGCCAACCGTGGATGTGTTAGAAGTTTGGTTGTTAAACGTGATAGACGTGTCATTTAGTTGAGTTCCTTCATATGTAATTATTAATGTAGACGAATTGGACGAGACGACTGAAGCCGCCAATGTAGTATTTGCACTGGTAGTAAAAGTAACAGTATCATTTACATTAAAAGTGTTAGAAGTATTAGTAGAATATTGTACTAGTCTGTTCCAGTTACCTTGAACATTATTGACTACTATATTAGTTGTATTAGAAGTGATTACTTCCGCTGAACCTACCATATTATTGGCAAGAACAAAGGATACTAGATCACCAACACCGGGAATAGTATTGGAGGTTGGATCTAAATTTAAAGTAACTATCATGTTTGTATTAACGTCAATATTTGTATTTGACCTTGAATAATTTAATACATTAAAATTGACATCATAATTTGCTGCCCAATATGATTGTTGTCCTACACCAAGAGCAGAGTAACTGGAAGGAGAAATAACAGAAAAATCACTATTCCAATTAGTTCTCCATTTCATGATTTTTCTTTGTGTGTATTCAATGGTTCCATAATTTGCTATTACGAAATTATAAAAGTCATCTGAATCCATATGCCATCCGGTAACTGGATCTATCACACCATTGGCTAACCACACAAGCCATGAATAATATGAATCGTTATAATATTTGTCTGCTATAATATCTGGTCTTTGACCATCCTGAAGGTCGATAGGATAAAATACCATAGGATTATCAGCTACAGAATCGAGTATCTTTTCTCGACGGGTTATATCAATACAATTATATGAATTGTATTGTATTTTTGGAAAACAATCAAAATATCTGGCTACCATAATTTAACTCCTTAAAATACAACGTTTTGTGTTGGGTAATAATTTTTCATCCACAGTTGTACTTCCATAAAGGTTAATTTTAATTCAATTTCTGCTGGAGCTTGTGTTCCTTGGAAGAATGCAGGTTTTCCTGCAGGAGCATAATTAACTACACAATCTTTTAATACACAAGGAGCAAAGAGATATAAAGAATCACTATTAGGATAAAGAACTGGTTGAAATAGATCTGGATATGTTAAGAAGGCACCACCACCAGCACCTAATCCGGGAAGTTGATGATATTTCAATGTGTTAATGATTTGTTTAACAGTGGTTGATTCTTGAGCGTTTTTTGGTGAGAACTTCCATATAAATGAGTGTTCCTTAAATGCAGGAGATTCGAAAATAACAGTTAGAAATGGATTTGATGCTTGTCCTAATGCTTGGGCAGCAGCAGAACCTCCACCACCAACCACAGTACTTAAACCACCTTGTGTAGCAGTTAGAAGTGTACCTTCTATACCGGGACCACCGGGACCACCCATTGCTTGAGATTCAAGAATTGCTGCTACTGCAACATTTCTTGATACTGTATTAAATTGAATTGAAGTTGCATCTGTTAAGTTTGCTGGAACTGGTAAACATATTGTTGCAGTAGATTGAAGTGTAACTGGGACTAACATAGATGGTCTCTGGTATGCGGAGATCATCAAAGACATATAATAAACGCCACCATCAGGAGGAAAGCGTAAAATACCATAACCATTCTGTTGATTAATCACAGCCTGTGGATTTTGAAGTGAATTTAATTGTACAGGTGTCGCTAGTGATTTAATAGCAGCAATGCCATTATTAAATGCAAGTGTAGGATTTCCAAGAGGACTCGCATTTGCATCTGCATTTATATTATAACTTGTTTGAATTGGATCAGCCAAAGATTATACCTCTAATAAATAGTCATGTATTATTATTTATAGAAGAAAGTTGTTATGAAGTCGAATAAAGGCTATTTTAAACCATTTAATCCACAAAAATATAAAGGTGATCCAACAAACATCGTTTATAGGTCTTCGTGGGAACTACGAGTGATGTCGAGGTTTGATACCGATCCGAACATACTCGAATGGGCGTCTGAAGAGTTCTCCGTTCATTATCGATCTAAGTCAGACGGAAGGGTTCATAGATACTTTCCTGATTTTCGTGTTAAACTAAAAGATAAAGATGGTAAGGTTAGAACAATTATTATAGAGGTTAAACCATTGCGCCAAACACTTCCTCCAGTTAAACCAAAGGTAAAGAATCCAAAATCAGATAAAAGGTTCTTTACAGAGTGCCTGGAATATGCTAAGAATCAGAGCAAATGGGAAGCGGCTAAAATTTATTGTAAGGAAAGAGGATTTGAGTGGCTTGTTATGACAGAAGTGGAGATATTTGGGAAGAAGTTCTAGTATTTATGTGTTCAAATCCTTTATAACCAACTCTACCAATGATGTGGATATTTTCATTAAAATCTTCTTTTTTTATTCTTCTATGTTTTTTGTTTTCTTTTTCTGTAACCCAAATTAATTTGCTAATATTTTTTGACATTGTTTCTTTTGTTTCTTTTGTATGTTTTTTACCAGTCATTCCAGTAGTAGTATTTTCTCTTCTCCAAGCAGCAAGTTTTTCAGCACGTTCTTTAGTATATTCACCACGTTTTCCTCCATGATGAGTTCTAGGGCTTCTTCCTAATTTCCAATTTTCGTTGAATTCTGAAATTTCATGGAGATATATTTGTTTTTCTTCTAATGTTTCTTTATTATAAATCCATTTTTTATTTCTTTTTGAAGATGATAACTTTTCTTTTATTTCTTTTGTTCGTATATAAGGTGTCATTCCAGAAATACCTTCACCACCTGCCGTCATATTATAATGTGGTTTTAGTATAGCTATCCAATAAATTTCACGTTCATTAAGATTTTCTTTTTTATTGACTTCTTCTATAACTTCGAATATAAAAGATTCTTCACCATATTTCAATAATGCAAATTGAAAATGGGTTAATGGTTTATTATGACGTTGACAATACTTTACACTACCTTTATGTTCTGTCCATCTTTTATTTGGATTTTTGTGTACTGTTTTACCAATATAAAAATCCCCATTTGTTTTGTTAATTATCTTATAAATATACAAAACACTCTCCTTTCTTTTATTTATAGAAAGACCACTCTTGACAGAGCAACATATATATGGGGATAAAAATTAATATGGTTTATCTTTTTCAGGCAATGGCCAAGGCGCGTAGGCTTGCTGGTATTCCAAAGAATGCCTCCACACGGCCACAGGCATCGGCATGGTATAGGGAACAGGCACTGGCTGCTACAAATGCGTCTGGTTCAAGAATTAAAGAGTCGGTTAATTCATCACAGACACTTAATAGAATAAATGATAATCATATTGGTAAGATGTATTTCTTCATGTATGATCCGAAACACAAAGCCACATTACCTTATTATGATACTTTTCCTCTGATCTTTCCTATTGAGTTGTATAAGGATGGTTTCTTGGGTATCAATTTACATTACCTTCCACCTATGGCTAGGGCAAGGTTAATGGATGCCTTATATGAGACAGTAAACAATAAGAGATATGACGCCACCACCAAATTAAAAATTAATTATCAAATATTAAAAGGTGCTAGTCAATATTCTGCATTTAAACCTTGCATCAAAAGATACTTATTCTCCTTCATGCGCTCGAATTTTATTAGAATCAATCCTGAAGTATGGGATTATGCGTTGCAACTTCCCGTGGCTAACTTTCAAAAACAATCACAGGAGACTGTTTGGCTCGAGAGTATGTTAAAGTTTTAATTTTTACCTTGACATCTTCAATAATTAATCTATAATATAAGGCTGAGAGGATTATATCATGAAAATGTTGAAGGTAAAGGTTTCGAGCCTTGCTTATGAACTGATCAGAAAGAGATCCGTCACCAGTACAGTAAGTGGTGGAACTCAACTACCTGATGGAAATTGGCTTGTTGAACTGTCCCCTGATACTGTGGCAAGACTGGAAGAGCATGGTTATGTTTATGAGACCGTCTCAGACACTATTGAACGGTTGTTTTCGCCCAAGAATTGAGGATTATATTATGAAAATGTATGTAATAATGAATGCAGTCGGTAATATAGTCGGTGTCTATTCTTCAAAAACGAAGATGCTCTTGAACATTATTTTAAATGGATTGATGATCGTCCAATGCTACCGGCACGAGAAGTTGCAATGAATCGTGTTAAAGATGAAAACAACGAAATAATTAACTTGATGATTCGATTAATGAATGGAGAATAAAAATGAGTTTAGAAGCATTAAATGCCTTATATGGTTGGATTGCCGCTCGTAAGGCATATGAAAGCGCACTTAAACCAGATGATGAATATACTTCTGATGACTTGAGAGAATTGTGCAGTTTATCATCTAAAATGTATGAGGCAGAAGATAAATTATTTGCACTTATGACTTAGATAAGTGTTGACATAAATAGAATTGCATTATATAATTTATTAATTATGGAGATTGATTATGACGCCGTTGTGGAAACTACCTCACGCCACAGT